TGATTTTGTCGAGTTAAAAAACATTGTTGTATCACGTTTAGTTACCGAGGAATCAGTAAAAAAATATGTCGAAAATCAACGTGAAATGATGAAATTACACGGTAAATTACCAAAACCAAACAAACGTATCAAATGTGTTTTTTATGATGAAACATACACGTTGTTTGATTCGGTAATGTCTGCAATGAGATTTTTTGGTGTATCACGTAGAAAAATACAATCATCAATTGACAAAAGAAAACCAATTGAAATACCAATACATCAATGCCGTAAAGATGAATTTAATGCCAATGTAAAAACCGAAATTGTAAGATTTTACGAATTATAATTATCCAGGCCGGATGATATTTTTGTTATTCCGGCCAATTTTTTTTAACATTAAATAACAACAACATGAAACACAACATCATTTATTCAGCAATTTTTTTAATTGTCATTTGGGTATTATGTCAACCAAGATCGGTTGATCCATTAACACCATCATATCATTCAATACCAATTGATATTGACACAACAAAATGTTTATCAGTAATTGAACCGTACAATAAAGAACCAAAAACAGTATCAATAATACCGACAAAATTTGAATCAATAAACGTTCAAAAATTGCCAAAAAACGTTGATGATTATATTAACAAATATAAATCAATTGCAATCAATGAAATGAAAAAATATGGTATTCCGGCATCCATTACATTGGCACAAGGATTACTCGAATCAAACATTGGTAAATCGGAATTATCACGTAAATACAACAATCATTTCGGTATCAAATGTAAATCAAATTATACCGGTAAATGTGTAAATTACCATGATGATGATCCGGATGATATGTTCCGAGTTTTTAATTCAGCAAAAGAATCATATCGTGAACATTCAATATTATTGACATCGGATCGATACAAATCATTGAAAAAATATGGTAAAAATTATGTTGAATGGTCGTATGGTTTAAAAAAATGCGGTTATGCAACCGACAAAAAATATCCGGAAAAACTAATTAAAATCATCAAAAAATACCGTTTACATGAATATGATAAATAAAATATTTGAAAAATATCCGGATGAATTATTTTTAATAGCAAATGATTTTGATGATGCAATAATCGGTTTTGAAGAAAATTCATTAAAATTAATTTATTCAGTATCAAAAATTATTCAATTATTGATGATTCATATGTCATATGATGATGCAATTGAATATTATTATTTCAATATTGAATCCGCATATGTAGGTGAAAAAACACCAATTTTTTGTAATGATTTAATTTATTAGATTATGAAATTTTTTAAAATTAAACTGATACCGATATTCGTATTATGTACGGCATTTAATCCGGTTAATAATACATACAAAAATTATATCAATCAACATATATCAATTGCAAATCAAATACAAATTGAATGTGGAATACCGGCATCAATACAGATTGCACAAGCCATTGCCGAATCCGGTGGTGGTCGATCAAATGTTGCCAAAAAATCAAACAATCATTTTGGTATTAAGGCATATAAAAATTGGCCAGGAAAATCATATAATTCATACCGTGCATATGATAATTCAATTGATTCATATATCGATCATGCCATTTTTTTGAATCAATATTATGATCATGCAATTGGTAAACCGGCATCGTATTGGATTAATAATTGCCGAGGATATGGTGCCGGAAATTATTGGATTGAAATCGGTAAAATAATAGATTTATATAATCTTAAAAAATACGATTTATGAAAACTGCGGTCGAATGGTTGGAGGAACAATTGTACAAAACAGATTGGAATACTTTGAATCATGATGAAAAAATGAACATTTGTTCAACGGCAAAATTAATGGAAATGGATCAGATCAAAAACGCTTATCATGAAGGTTTAACCGATGTTATTCCAATGGATTATTTTAATAATACATTTAAATCAGAATAACATGCAAATCAAACAAACACTATTATTGATTGATGCCGGACATGGTGGAATTGATCCGAATACCGGATTATATACAACATCACCGACAATCGGCAAAAAAACATTACATACAAATGGAAAACCATATCACGGTGGTGGTTGGTTTTATGAAGGTAAATTCAATCGTGAATTTGCTTTGGAATTTATGTCCCAGGCTAAAGATGCCGGATATATATGTCATCCGGTATATCATCCTTACTTGGATACACCATTGAATGATCGGCCAAAAACCGGTAATGAAATACAACAAAAATATAATTCAAAATCATTGTTTCTTTCATTTCATGCCAATGCAACGGCCGTTGGTACGGCACCACAAACATCGGCCGAAGGTGTTTGCTCGTTTGTTTATAAATTAGGATCAGAAACGGCAAAATTGGCAGAAAAAATAACATTATCGATGCAAAACGTATTTGATGCACATGGTTCAAAACGCAGATCACAATTAGTAAATGACAATCCATTGACAATCACAACGGCAACAAATATGGCTGCAATACTTTTTGAGATCGGTTTTTTTGATAATCCAAACAATGCTGATCTTTTAATGAAACCGGAATTTCGACAAAAAGTGGTAAAATCAATGATTGATATTATTAAAAATAATGTAATATGAATTGTGTTGTAAAATCAGTAAATGATTTATTTCCTTACTTAGATCTATCACAATTCAAAGATCGAATCAATGGATATCAAATATGTGACATCCAACGAATGATTCCGGACAAATATTCGGTTTGGATCCTTATATCACATTATAAACATTTGTCACAACGTGAATTCGATAACATCACAATGAGTTTTTTAACTTATAAGGATGTTAAAATTCCGATGTTTATGTTTACCAAAACACATTGTTTTCTGATTCATTATATGCCGTTTGAAGGCCTTATTTATAAAATTGAAACCGAGTCATCATATACACCAAAATCGTTTTTTGAAACACATCTGATCTATCAAATAGCATGTGTTACATCATATGATAATTATTCAATTTTAGCACTATAAAAAATAAAACCGGTACCTTAATTTGATACCGGTTTTTTTATTTAAAATGGATTTTTGTTTAATTCAATCAAATCTATTTTCCAACATTCAATCGAGGTCAACCATTTATCATTCCATTGTCGACCTTTGATGTTAAAATGTACGTTTATTTTTGATCCGATGGTAATATCATCAATCTTTTTTGTATTGTCTTTGAACAATTCAAATTTGATTTCTTGAGGATATTTTTCATCCAGGGTTCGGATTACAAAATCAGATTTGATAAATCCCTTTGCATTTTCTGTTACTGATCCGGTGTAGATCAATTCTCCTTTGATTTCAAAATTCATTTTTTTATTGTTTATGTGTTTTAATAATATTCAAATTTACAAAATACAAATCATAATAAAAAATGTTAATTTAGTTAATATGCTGAAATGCCGATAAATACTGAATGACTTAAGACGATGTTAAGAGACTCAAATGCCGTTTGGTATTACGTTTGAGGTCTTTTTTTTGGTACGTCTTAAGTTTTTTAAAAAAAAATAACATACATAGAAAAAAAACGTCACATATAGGGTCAAATAGAATTTATATATATATATATATATATTTATAGTTAAGTTAATTAATATATATATATATACAGTGTTTATCGGGGTTTCCGTGTTGAGTTGTCTCTTAATTTTCTTAAGTTTTTTTATGTAATGCCGATATATAATGATTTATAGCTATTTTTAATCAATTCCGGTAAATTTTATTCTATTTCGGTAAATATTGATATATAGTGTTAAATGTAATTCTTTGCCATATAAGAGACATTATAATATTAAAATGGTATCAATATATCAGTTTATTATTTTGATGGTCTTAAAACGAATATTTTATGTTTTTTTGCATTTTAATTGTAATCGTTTTATTTTATTTTTACCTTTATGAAAAATAATTTATGGCAAAAATATCATTCGATTACGATGGTGTATTAACAACATCAAAAGGTCAAAATCTTATCCAGGAAATGATTCGAAACGGTAATGAGGTTTTTATTATTACGGCTCGTAGAATTTCAGTCGATGTATTAGAATTGGCACGTAAATTAAACATTCCAATGGATCATGTTTTTTTTACATCCGGTTATGATAAATGGGAAACAATTAAAAAATTAAAAATTGATCAGCATTATGACAATAACCAGGAACAAATCGATAAAATAAATTTAAACACAAAAACCAAAGGATCATTATTTAAATCATAATAATATGGGTCGATATAAAATATTTGAAACGGTTGAACAATTAGAAAATGCTATCAATAAATATTTTCACGAATGTGACACCAGGCAAAAAGATTTCATCACAAAGGATGGTGAAAAATACACAAAAACGGCACCGAAGCCATACACAATTGAAGGTTTGGCCGTTGCATTAGAGATTGATAGAAGATCATTATTAAATTACGAAACCAATCCGGAATACGCACAATTTTTTCCCACAATTAAAAAAGCCAAAGCAAAAATATTGGCTAATTTAACTGAACGTGCATTGGATGGTGATAATAATCCGGCAATCACAATCTTTAATTTGAAAAACAATTATGGATTCCGTGATAAGGATCCGGATGATGGTTCCGATCACAATGTAAATATCAACATTAAATATCCGGATTAATACCGGTACGATATGCCAAAAAATATTGACATTACATTATACAAACCACATGATGGTCAAAAACGTATACAAGAAAATCATCGAAGGTTTAATTGTATTGTATGTGCCAGGCGTTTTGGTAAAACTGAATTGATCACATCGGTTGCATTACCATTGATTGCACCGGCCGTTTTTTATGGTAAATATGTTGGTATATTCGTTGATGATTTTAAAGATTTTGCACAGTCATGGACAAAGATTATTGAAACGTATCGATTGAAATCTGAAGGTGGATTGATCGAACATAAAGATGATACATCAAAGATTATTAAATTTTTAAACGGTGGTGTATTGGAAGTTTGGTCGATTGGTGATGAAGGCCGAAAGGAAAAAGGTCGAGGCCGTAAATATCACCGGATCATTTATGAGGAAACGCAAAAGATACCATCACATATATTGGAATATCATTGGAAAACGGTTGCCAGGCCTACATTAACAGATTTCAAAGGTGATGCATTTTTCATTGGTACGGCGGCCGGTAAGGATAATTATTGGTACCGTTTATGTCAAAATGGTTCACGTAATGGTGGATCAGAGTTTAATTTTTATAATGAAATGGATTTGCCACAATCCGAAAATACATCGGAATCATGGTGTACATTCCGGATGATCACAACCGATAATCCGATGATTGATCCAATGGAAGTTCATGATGCATCACGTGATTTGGATTCATTGACATTTGAACAAGAGTACATGTCGGTGTTTGTTGATTATTCCGGTGAGGCATGGGTTTATGTTTTAAAAGATAAAGATTTGCAAAATCGTGTATTCACGAAATCAAAACCAATTGTTTGGGGTGCTGATCAATTATATTTGTCATTTGATTTCAATAAAATTCCTATGACTGCATGTGTAATGAAAAAGGTTCCGATGACAATCAACCAGGTTAACACATCATTATATCGATACGGTGTTCATATTGTAAAAGAGTTTAAAATCGGATCCATTGAACGTGGTGAAGCATCGATATATGATACATGTCATGAAATACGTGAATGGGTATTCCAGGAAACCGGAATTAAAATTGGATCATGGTATCAAAACGGTGAAATAAAATATCGATTTCCATGTACGGTACCGTTTTTAATAACCGGTGATGCATCCGGTAACAGATCAGATGGTCGACAAAAGGTACCGATAACATATTATCAGATCATCCAGGATGAATTGCAAATACCGATCGACAAAATAATATTACCAAAGGCAAATCCATTACATGCCGAATCATATGTACAAGTGAATACATTGATCAGTAAATGTCCGGTATTTGAAATATATGAGGATAAATGTCCAAATCTTAGAATGGATGTATTGAGGATCAAATCGAATAATTCACGGCAAATAATAAAAGGTAAAGGAGAGGAACGTCAAGCGGATTTACTCGATAATTTACGATATCTGATCAATACGTTTTGCCAGGATATAAAAACAAAAACCGGATACAATAATCCGGTTTGATATTAATTAGTGATTTTTAGGTTCGGCATCATCATATTTATTTTTCCGATATTGAATTGGTCTATTTGCCGTTTGAATCAATAAACCAATGGTGATGCATAATATTGCAATAATTAGAATTAAACTATTCATGATCAATTTTTTTAAATTGTAATTGTAATATTTTTTCTTTAATTTCCTCAATCATTTTTTGATTGTCGATCATTGTTTGATATATATCATCCAATTGGCCTAATATACCGGATAATTCACCGGATACATCAATTGACAACAAATGTGTTTGATTGTATTTAACCGAATCAACGACACAATAATTTTTGTTGTTGTATAGATATGCAATTCGATATTGATTTGGTCGAACAAAATCCGATTGTATTTTTTTAGGTTCGTGATTGACAATTGTCACATCAGCACAACCAATGGATCCGGATTCATTTTCATTCAACAAATAATATTCCGATCGATCAATAATTTTATGGATAAACAATTTCATGTTTTAAATAGGTTTAAAATTCTAAAAAATCATTTTTTAATGCACGTTCACATCGATCAATAAACTGATCACAATTTACATCCAATTCATCACAGATTTCATATATATCTGATTCGATGCCGTTAAAATATATTTCGGTAATTTCCCAATGTGCCGGTTCATCCGGTTCCAATTTACCACCGGATCGATCACGATCACCGTATTGATGTTTGTGATATTTACCGAAAACCACAATTTCATGATCTTTAAATTTAAATGTTGCCATGTGTTAAAGTATTTGAGTTTAAAAAAAACCGGTTTAAGGATCACCGGCAACCAGGGGTTTGGTTATTTATTAGATAAATAATATTTATTGAATATTTTCCATGCATCATAAACGTTTATTTTATTTTCCCAAAATTTACTGCAATGCATTAGTTTACATCCTTTAATTTCACCAATTCCAAAACATGCATGTACAATTTCATGTAAAATTATTTGTGTAAAATATTTAGAATAATTTTCTGTAATATATTTTTCATTTACATGAATTATATTTTTACCTAAATATGCATATGCACATGCATCTGTTTGTTCATTAACAATTCTAATTTCTATTCGTGGAAGGATAAAACCATTTTTTTTACATTCATAAATTATTTCCATTACTTTTTTTCTCAATTCATATGTATTGGAATTCATTTGTTTTAATTGTCCATTAAATGCCGTTTTATTTTTTAATGCTTTCATGATATTTTTTTTATGTTGTGTTATTCAATAGCATAAAGATACAACCGTTTTTCATATTTGCAACATATTTTATAATTATTTTACAAAATATTTTACATCTAACTAAACTATCTTTGTTTAAAACATAAAACAATATATGATATTCAAGAAAAAAAACAGATCGGAACAAAACGAATCTAATTATCAAAAATGGTTAAAAACGTATATACCGACAACAACAAATCAAAAAATTGAATTAGTTAGAATATGGACAGATCGATATGATAACAATTTTTATATCTTGAAAAATCCAGGACATTTAACACGTGAACGTTCACAACGAATCGAGGAATCATTATTGGCAATCGAATACGGTGTATCAAAGGATGAAATCGAAAATAAGTTGAATAGTTTATTGGCCGAAATAAAGGAAATGCCATGGCAAAACATGACACGTGATAAATTAAGACAATTTGTCGAATCATCAACGAATGATATTGGTGATATGTTATTCCGGATGAAACGAATAAAATTGGATGATATGTTAATCCAGGCCGCATTGTATTTTTTTTACATCGATGGTGAAAATCCATACATCATAAACGAGGAAACACAACAACGTAAATTGGAATGTATAAAGGCCGATGATGAATTACGTAGTTTTTTTTTGAACAGTATCGAACAAATATTGAAAGGTTCGAACGCTATAAACGATTAAATTTTCCAAGGTTATTGAAGGATGATGGTGGTAAAAAGAACAAAAAGAAAAAATTTTATCAATCGGCATTAACATCATTTCGTGAAATGACAAGGGAAAATGACTACATTATCACAAAAGGTAATCCGGTTGAAATGCAAAACGTAAAATATTGGATTATTGCTGATTATTATTCGGCATTGGAACAAATATTAAAAGATAATGATCGAGCAAAACAGATTGAAAGTAAAAATAAATTGAATAAATAATGGCTGAAATAAAAGATGTCTATAGTTTAGAATTTAATGCATCACAATTTCAAAGTGAAGTTGATTCGGCAATTGGTAAAATTGAGGAATTATCTGATTCCATTATTGAAGGCCAGGATGCCACAAATGATTTGGCCGATGCACAAGGTGAATTGACACGTACATTAGGTATGGAAGCAAAAGGAGTTGAAAATCTGAATGCAAAACGTAATGTATTGGTTGAAACACAAAAGAAAGCTAATAAGGAAACGCATACCGGCAAAGTTGTAACGGCTGAATTAGATAAAACAAACAAACAATTGGCCGTTTCAACCGGTGAATTAGCCACAAAAAATAAATCATTAGGATCAACATTATTTGATGGTGCCAAAAAAATAAATTCCATGCGTAGAGCCGGAATGATGTTGGGTAATGTTTTTCGATTATTAGGTGGATTGAATCCATTTGGTTTATTGGTATCATTTTTACCTACGGCAATAGGTTACATATCTGATTTTTTAGGATTCACAAAAGAAACCGAACAAGAAACAACGGCATTACAAAAAGCCACCGATAGTATTGTGGATTCATATATTAATGAAACAACAGAATTGAATAATCTTTTTGGAGCATTAAACCAGGCAAATAAAGGTATTGGTAATAAAGCGGCAATTATAGCTGAATTGCAAAAACGTTATCCGGAATATCTAAAAAATATTAATTTAGAGAAAGCCGGACAAGCTGAATTGGCATTGGCATATCGTGCAGTCGCATCAGAAATTGCGAAAAAAATAATTGCAGAGGAAAAAACAAAATTGCAACAAGAATCAATAAAACAAATATTAAAATTAGAAAAGGAACGTCAATTACAAACGGTTAAATTTTTTGATGCCAATAAAAAACGAATTGAATCATTAAGGAGATCGGAACAAGTTGCAATTCAAGCCGGTGATATAAATCGTATTAAGGCAATTCAAGATGAAATTGCATCAATTGAAGCTGATCCATTTGGATCATTAAATGAGAAGGGAAGGGAAGCCGATAAGAAACGTTTTGAGGAAATCAATGCAGTAATTGAAACAACAAAACAAGAATTAACGGCATTGAATGCAACTGAAAGTGCATTAATAGATTTATTAGTAAAATCGGTTGATGTATCAACGTTAACCGGATCATTTGAAGTTGTAACACAATCAGCTGAAAAATCCAACAAAGAAATTGACAAATCTAACAAACAATTGTTGGAACAAGAAAAACAAGATATTTATGATCGTGCATTAGCAATGAAACAAGCCGCAGATGAATTTATTGCATATAATGAAATGTTACGTAATGAGGAAAATGAAAGGTATAAAAATGTTGAATTACAAACCGTTGATGAAATAAACAAAGAACGTTTTGATGCATTCAAAGAATCACAAGATAAAATATTAGCATATTTGGAAACAACCAATGATGCTGAATTAAATTTAGCATTAGCCGGTAATGAGGAATTACGAAATGCATCAATACAAAGTGCTATTAATACGATCAAAGATGAAAAATCTTTAAAAACCGAAATTGAACGTATTGATGCCGAATTCAATAAACGTAAATTAAATATCGAAAGGCAAAATGAATTGAAAATTGCAAAGGAACGTTTAAAGATTGCAAAAGAAGTGATGCAACAACAATTCATTTTAGGTATTGACACGGCCGATACACAATCACAAATTGCACAATTGGAATTACAGATTGCACAATTGGAAAAACCATTAACAGATTTTGCCGAAAATACAGAGGATAAATTTAAAGATATTAGAGATCGAACATTTGATTTAATTCAATCCGGATCCGATGCAATATTTTCAGTTTTATCAGCACAAGCACAAGCCTACATACAACAATTAGATCGTGCGGCCGATAAATCAAAATCGACATTGGATGAAATACGTGGTAATTCAGAGGATTTTAATGCCAGGCAATTAGAGATCGAGAAAAAAAGATTGGAACAAGTTGAAGCTGAACGCCAAAGAGCCGTTGAAAAGGAAAAGGCAATTGCATTGATACAATTGACTGTTAATAGTACATTGGCAATTGCAAAAGCGGCCGCAGAAGGTGGAATTGCCGCACCATTCACCATTGCATCAACAATCATTGCATTATTAGCCGGATTTGCACAAGCAAGATTGGCCGCCGGAAATGCATTCTATGAAGGTTCGGAATTTATTGATCCGGATATGAAATATGGTGCCGGTCGTGATAAAGTTCCGGCCAGGTTAAACCGTGGTGAACGTGTAATTACAACCGATACAAACAAAAAATATTGGAATGTATTGAGTGCCGTTCATAATAACAAAATACCGGCCGATTTGCTGAATAATTTTGCCAATGGATACCAATCCGGTGGATTGATGAAAGCATTGCAAAACGTTGGTGGTAATGATATAAATTTATCCAATGAATTGGGTGGAAAATCATTTTTTGTTAATGTAAATTCAGACAATTCAATGTTGGAAAATAGATTGGAACGTATTGAAAATGTATTAAGTGATTTGCCAAAGTATATGCCGAAAACAACGGTAACTGCAAATGCCAATGGAATATTTAAAATTGTAGAGCAAAGACAAAAACGTGCAAAATTTATTAATGATCGTACAAAATAAAATTTAATATTATGCCATTAGAGAAATGTTTACCAGGTGATCGTAAATGTGTTAATGATAACATCAGCAAATTAATTTCGGAAGGTTATCCACAAGACCAAGCCGTTGCCATTGCATTATCGGATGCATCGATCAACATGAAAAATAAAAATGCAAAACCAAAAACAAAGGATAAGAAATGAAAATTGACATCATAAAATATGCATCAGTAATAATTGTTTTTATTGTGATATTGTACATTATGTTTGATGATATTCAACAAAAAAACAAAGTATTGGACAAACATTCCAAAACATTTATTGATAGCCTTAGAATCGAAATAAATGCATTGAAGGATGAACGTTTAAAATTACAAAGATCAATTGATTCATTGCAAAGCACAATTGATATATCCGAAACCGATTTAAAACAACGTATTAAAAAATTAAGAGATGCCAAATAAATATATATTATTATTTTTAATCGGTATTTTTACACAACATCTATCCGGTCAATGTGATGCCAAATTAAAAGAGTGCATGTCGATCGTTGATGATTGTGAAATATTGATCGATAATTACAAAAAATTGGTTGATTTAAAAGATACCGAGATTGGCAATTTGGCAAAACAATCCGAAAATTATTCAGACATGTATAAATCATGTCAAATATCATTGGATGTTGAACGTGCTGAATATACACATGTAATAAAAACCGAAAAAAGAAAACGTAAATTTTGGCAAATAATTGGATATGTTGCAATCGGTACAACAATTGGATCCATTACATATGGCATATTAAAATAATACAATGAATAACATCCAAATATTTTTCGATAATAATCTGATGAATTTAAATGATTTCGATGGTACGGAATCAATAAGTTTTGTTTATCGAAATAAAACGGAATCCGGTGATTCCGGATATTCATTTTCACCGGAATTGACATTAACCGGTAATGCATATGATTATGTGTATAATGAAATCATAAACAAACCGAATCCGGCATTGGAATCAATCCAGGTATTAGTTTATGACACATGTTGTTTGGATGATAATGGAAATTCCAGGTTATTATTTACCGGATTGATTGAAGGATCTGATGTTCGATGGTGTATATTTCCAAATTGTTATGCACAAGTGACTGTGATCGATAATAGTTCGGTTGGATTGGCAATTACTTGTTTAAAAAATATAATGGCATATGATATAGCAAATCGAAGTGGTAATGTAAGGAATCGATCACGTGGTATTGATGAATTCAGAGTTGCACCGTATATATATTATTGTGATGATGTCAAACCGGATTTCACGCATGAGGCATTGATGATCATGGGTATTTGGTTTTTTATTTTAACGACACCGATATTGGCAATATTGCAATTTTTTAATTTTTTAGGTGGTGTTGATTCAAACATATTTAATGACTTAGGAAATTTGATTGTTGGATGTGGAAAAAAACACATTGCACCATACATGGATTCATATTTCAAAAATATGTGCAAATTATGTTCATTATCATATCAATCATCATTGTTTGATGTTGGTGGATATTATCATAATACGGTTCGTGTTGATATGGCATATAAACCAGGAAGCCAAAACGATCGTGATGTTGCATATGCTAATCAATTAAATCAACCAAATTTAAATGGAATTCAGTTTTTGGATACATTAAGAGAATGGAATATTGATTGGCGAATTACAAACAATACATTGGTAATTGAACGCAAAGATTTTTTTAATGGTGGATTGTGGTTTGACACCGAGTTATTAAATGATGATCAATTATTAAGTATTTGCATAGAACCAACAGAAAATAAACCATATGCATTTGCTGAATATAATTATCCAAAAGATGGTGTTGATAATTCCGGTGATGAAGTTGCACCGAATTGGTCACAACGTTCAATCGATTGGAATGTTCCGATTAATCCGGTTTTACGTGGATTATTCACAAAAAATTTTACATTTTCAGCATCACAATTTAGATTTGATAATAATCGAATTGATGTGGCACCGATTGATAAAAGATTTTACCGAGGATTTTATCCGGTATTAAATAGAACAGAAAATGATAATGCAATGTTATTGGAAAAAGGTGTTGCAAATTTTCCAAAATTATTGGATATTGGACAAACATATGATCAAAATGGTTTTATATATCGTGGATACGGTGTTGTGAATTTTTATGAAAACAACAACGGTTTATTTACATATAATTACAAATGGCAAGTATTTGAAAATCCATTAGTTGATCGTAATGGAACATCATATGATACGGCATATCAAAGATTGTTATGTATTGATGATCCGAGAAATACATCAATAAAAATTCGTAAATTTACATTATCAGTAACGGCCGATTGCAATTTATTACGTGGATTATCCATTGATAAATTTGTACGTACACCGATTGGTGATGGTAATATTGAGGAAATAACATATGATGTGACAAATAATTCATTGACAATAACCGGTAAAATTTAAGATAATGCCATACGAATTTAAAGATATAACAATACAAAATATTGATAAAAACGGTAATGATTTATTGCCACCGTTATCATTTAATCCATTTACGACACCGGCATCGATTAATCAAATGGCAATTGGTAATAGAATAAGATTAACAATAAGAATTGACGCAACCGGAGTTGATACATTTTCCGGTCGAACATTAACTGTTAATTTAGGATTATTTACTGATTTACAATTACCATTTTTAAATATTTATGGTTATGCATCACAATATTTAAATACTACACCATTAAATGGATTTTGGAATACCGGTAATATTAGTCAAAGCAATAATTTGCCAAAGCAAAATTTATTTAGTAAATTTTATTGTGATGCTACATTTACAACGGCAACGGCTGAAATTGATTTTTATCTAACAATGGATGTGTTGCAATATATCAATGAACAATTATCATTAACAAACAATGATCGATTTATTGATTCCAGGCATGACAATACACCACAATTTGCATTGACAAATTATTTACCATCAGTATATACAACATTTAAACAATTAGGAATCATTGCAAATGTTCGAAATTTTAGTATTCCGGTAAATGAAACGGTATTAAATCCTAATGATGGTTCAATGTTTTGGAATATTGAACATTCTGCACGTTGGTACAATTCAAATTATCTTAATATAACGAGTGGAATGAGATATTTGCGAGATATTGAAATTACATCACCGACACAAATTAGTAATGGATTACCATCAATAACAAAAGCAACGGCAACATCAGCACAAAATGTATTGCAAAACGTTGATGCATCATTCAATGTATTACGAAATCAATTATCTATTAATGAAAATAATACTGTAAAAATATATTTACGAGGCAGTTCATTTACTTCACCGAATCCACCAATAACAGATGTACGTGCATTGATGTTTTGTACAGATCGTTCAACAGATTTAATTAATTTTTTTGGTGATTTACAAATGTCTGATGCCGTTATTCCACAAGCGACACCAGGATCCGCAGTTATTGATAATATGATTTATACACCATCTGATTGGTTTGAAAATGTACCGAATCCGGATGATATTTATGTTGAATTTACAATAAATGGTAATTTATTACAATTTGGATCATCATATCGAATAATTTTAAATGTTTACGATAGTGCAAATCCATTCAGAGTGACATCACATATATCACCGGAATTGACTGCATCATTTATGGAGCCAATTGTTCCAACAATTAATGGTTATTTGTCAACATATAATGCTGAATTTAGTGGAAATGATTTGACATTATCACCACATCAAAGATTTAAATCATCTTTGGTAATTGATAAAACATCATATAATTCACAATTGGCATTATTAGGATTGGCCGGATCATTTGATTCATCATTATTTGGAATAGCATGTAATTTCCAATCTTTAGGATCGGCATCGAATCAATTGCAAGTATATATACCTAATTCATTGACACCACCATTAAACAATGCGAGATTGACACCGGATATGCAAATTGCAATAAATGATGCATCAACATTAAGAATCGAAGCAACATTTAGGATTGATGAGGAATATGCCGGAAATACCGGTTATATTAATTGGTCGGTAAATTTTAATCAACCAACATTTTTAATTGGCCAAACCGAGTTTAACACGGTAGAATTTCAACAAAAATTGCAAGTTGATTTGTTTGATAATGATCAGATTACACCAAATTTAATCAATGTAAGATTTTTGGATTATAATTTATATCCAGGAACAAAAGTTGATGTCATTGATTTTTGTAATCGTGAAAAAGTTATTGTTGAAGTTGAAAAGGACAATGCATACACCGGATCAATAAATCTGATTGCAACAATTTATCCAGGATCAGCATCCGGAAACACAAATATGCCACAAGTTGAAGAGGAGGAATCGTGGCAACCAACGGTTATACAAATGCCGTTATTGATTAGTGATAAATTAAGCAATGTTGAAACCGGATTTTTGAATGATGATTTTGCAACATTTGAAATATTCACACCACAATTGCCATTTCAACAACAATATTGGATAAGTGCAATAAGTTTAAAAACTGATCCGGATTATTGTCCGGTTGGATTGGTTGATGACACAAAAATATCAACACAATATGGTACATTGGTTCGTTGGAAGGTATTATCTGATATTACAGATGTTGTAAATGAAATATTATCACATCCAAATTATATTGGTGGTTTAAATATTGTAAGATATCGTGTTGTTAATTCATCAAATGTTTTGGTTGGTGTATCACAAGTTATTTCCGGTTATAATTTGACTGTATTAAATATCAATGATATATATACCGATGTATATTTTCAATTGATTATTGATGCCGGTTTTGATTATGGATTTGGTACACATACAATTCGACATGAGTTAAATGTAACAATACCAAAACCGGTTCCATTGAATCCGGCACCGATAATTCCATATGATTCAAATGCATATATTTGTACAGATTTAGGTTAATATAAAATAAAAACTTTATTTAATAAATAACAATATTTAAGTATAATTTTGTTTTATGATAATACAATATCCGGTCACATATACAAACGAATCATCATTCACTAATACTATTCGTGCAAGGGTACCAATTAGATATCCATGTCCGGATTTGCCACCGAATTTTATATATAATGAATCGGAATCATGGAATTGTAATTTATGTGGATCTGATTTGCCGTTTTTTACACCATATGTAAGTGGTGATATTATACCATTTCAAACACGATTTGTTGATGAATACAATCAACCATCATCGATATTGACAAGCGGTTTTCGAACATCATTAGGTGGTTCATATTTTGTAATGGTTGAAGTAATTGATTGTTGTGATAATATAATTACAAAAAATATTGATGATTTTTGTGATGAATGGTATGTTGGACATTCAGATGAAACCGGAAGTGTTCAAACATTTTTTGTCAATACCGGATTGATTAATGTTGACTGTTTTAAATTAAGAATTACATTTAGGAAAATTGATCCAACAAGTGGATTACCGGTTGATGATAGGATAATTTTTACCGAGTATTATAAAGAAATTCCGGCATGTGGATTCACCGAATCAGTTTTAATAGAATCAACATATTCACAATTTGATTGTGATGGTTTGTTTTATGGTCAATTAAGAAACACATTTGGTGTTGGTAATTCACCATATTATAATTCAATCCGATTATTTGGCAATGTTGAATTTATTGGTGATTCGGAATCGGTAACAGAGAATGATCGTAATGTTGTAATAAGTAAACAAATTACCAAAAATTACAAAATAATATCCGGTGTTTATCCACCATATTATGTAGAAAAATTGGCACAAACGGTGAGAGGTTTTAATGTGTCGGTTGATGGTAATGTTTATCAAAATTTTGCTTATGATCAAAAACCGGATGATTCCAGGATGTTCGGAATTGATTTGACATTTGATGATATTTGTCGGATTGATAATCGTAGATGTGATATATAAAAAGGTTGGTAACAGATACCGAGTTAATAAATTGAAAACAAAAAAAATTATCATAAAATGAATAATTATAAATTTTTAAACATGGGTTTCACCGGTGTATTCGGTGTATGTCCACCATGTGTTGATAATGAATTTGCACCGGATTATTTATGTAATCCATGTGATTCAACCGTTTATTCCGGTGGTATTGCCGGATGGTTTGCAAAAAAATGTTCATATGAATTTGCCGATATTACAGACCAGGCAGAATGGGAAACGGCAATTGCAACAAAGGAAGTTTTTGGTCGTGTTAATGGATCACGTATTTCCGGTGGTTTATCAGCACCGGATTTTTCCACAAAAAAACGTGGATCATGCGGTCAAGAAGAGGTTGTAAAACAATCGAGAACGGTAACACTAACAGATGCCGAAAATGATTTCGATTTTACGGTTGATGGTTTGTATAACTTTTTGGCTGATGCGGCAAAACATTCCGGATATGAATTCGGTTTTGTTACATGTGATGGTCGTTTTTTAGGATGGTATTCAAACACGGCAATTCGTGCATATTACCAGGTCGCAGAAACAGATGAGGATGATTCATATTGGACGGCTGAATTCAGATACAATGAACAAATTGGATCATTCATTCAATTACAATTGTCATTCCTAACATCGATTTCATCATCTGTTTGTTGGGTTCAACAAATTGTTGTTACCGGTACGGGTTCGGCAATTACGGTTACAAATGGTTCAACATTGCAAATGATTGGAACGGTTACACCATTGAATGCCACAGATCCAACATTTACATGGTCGGTTGTTAATGGTTCCGGTACGGCAACAATTTCATCCGGTGGTTTATTAACCGGTACCGGATTAGGTACGGTAACGGTTGTTGCAACGGCCAATGATGCATCGGGAGTTGTTGGTTCATTACTGATCACAGTTGTTTAGTTTTAATAATAGTTTTTAGTGATTAATAGGATGGTTGAAATATACCATCCTATTTTTTAAAAATAGTAAAAAATGAACGTTGAACAATTTTTAAAATTTATGGATGAAATTGCCGTTGGTATTTTATCACCACCGGTTCATCCATTTAAAAATGAATGGAAAAAAATATACGAATCCATTAAACCACATTTTTATGGTCAAGTGCCATTGGCATTGGATACGGCATTTCCAAATGAAGATGATCAGATTTTACAATATAGAAAACGAACATATCAACCAAAAACCGAATCACCATTGGTAAAAGCAATTACCGAATTGAATCGATTGTTGTCAAGTGCAAAACATTCGATCAGATTTGACAATTTGGAAATGCAACAATACATTGAGGATAAAACATTTGGTGATGTTGATTTGACAAAATATTTTTTTAATCTATTTGTACCATATCGTGTATTGGATCCGAATGCCGTATTATTGGTATCACCGATTGGTGATGGTATAATTGATGAAACGCAAAGAGTCGATATAGAATTGAAACCAATCCAATCCGATCGAATAGTTTTTAATGATCCGGATTACAAATTGTTAATATATAAAGGAATAAATAAGAAAAAATATTCAACATTTGCATTAGAACAACCATTGTGGTATCATATTGTAACTGATGAATTTTATGCAGAAGTAAAAAGCATTGATGGACAAAGTGAGTTTACTGTTTTATATAATCATAATATGGGTATTGTTCCATGGATCACCATGGGGGGTCGTGCGGTTCCTATGTATGACAATTATGGAAATGCATTTGTTGTATATAAATCTGATTTTAGTCCGGCAATACCTTATTTAAATGATGCGGCAATTTATGACAATCAACATAAATCGGTAATGTTATCAACATGTTTTCCGATCAAATTTGTTGAAGGTGTTGATTGTAATACATGTCATGGTACCGGCCGATTGATTGATCCGGTTAATCATGATAATTCGATTTCGTGTAATTCATGTCATGGTCACGGTAAAACATTGTCCATTTCACCATTGGCCGCATACAACATAAATCCAACAACAAACAAATTTGGAAACGACAAAGAACAAGTTGATCCAATTCGTTATTTTTCACCGGATGTATCAACCATCCAGGAAACACGAACGGTTGCAACCGAGGCATTGATGAAGGCCGAACAAGTGTTAAATATAAACCGATCATTGAATGCGGCACAATCCGGTGTTGCAAAGGAAATGGATCGTGAACCGGAATACATCGAGGTCGGTAAAATATCCGATGATGTGTATGGTAAATTACATGATATATTGTACATCATCCAGGGTTTGGTGTTTTTAGATTTGGAATCAAATATCATTGTGAATCCACCAATCAGTTTTGATTTAAAAACCGAAACCGATTTGATGCAAGAATTTGCCGAATCACAAAAAGGTCAACCGGCCGCAATACGATACGAGGCATACAGATCATACATGGATCGAAGGTTTGCATCTGATCCGGTTGCACGTAGAATAGCGGATATTTGTGCAATGTACACATCAATCTATTTGTACACGGTTGAGGAACGAAATATAATGATTGCATCGAATCAGATAACACAAGAGGATGCCATAAAGGCCACATTTGTTTTTGATGCAACAACGACATTGTATTACGAAAATAATTTCGATATAATGACAAATGATTTTACGGCAATCAATAATGAAATTGATAAGATATTGCAACCGAGATTTGAAGCCGTAAAAATTACAATGGTTCCGGAACAAATAGATTTCAATCAGCAATTCAATATTGATGATATGGATGATGATAATATGTAAATATGGCCGATTTAAATCAACCGTTTAAAATTACTGAAAAAGCGAATGCCTATGTTGAAAAAACATTAGGCAAAGTTGAACCGAAATTTGTTCAACAAGTTGTTGATTGGATTAATAAATTCAGCACAACAAATGGTCGTATTATTAGAACCGATGCGAACATTGCACGTGTTGGTGCATTTAGAACGGCCGTGGAACGATTTTTAAAACGTGCCGGATATTCAGAGATGGTTGCAAATTATTTAACCGGATTTGATGCAATGGCAAATGCACAACAAGAAATTCACAAAGATTTGAACGGTATTGAATTAAAAAAAAGTTTTATCAATACGTTTAAAACTAATGCCATTCAAAATGTGATCACGGCAATGGAAGGTCAAGGATTACAACAATCATTGGTAAATCCATTAAAACAAGAATTGTTTATTGCCGTTAACCAGGGATCGAGTTTAACCGATGTCGTACAATCGATATCAAAACAATTGACAACAACCGAGCAAAGACAAGGTGTATTAAAACGTATTGCATTGCAATCATCACGTGATGCATTAGGACAATATGATGGTGTTGTAAATGAGGCCGTACGAAATGTATATAAATTGGATGCATTGTTGTATGTTGGATCATTGGTCAAGGATTCCAGGCCACAATGCGAAAGATGGGTTAACTACATGGAAAATGGCAAATTAGGTTTAATTTTGTTTGATCAATTGCAAGATGAAATTGATTGGGCATTATTTAATGGTACCGGATTTATTCCGGAAACGACACCGGAAAATTTTTGCCAAAACCGTGGTGGATATAATTGTCGACATACATGTTATCCGGTACGTAATCCGAATAAGATAACAGAAAAAGGAAATGTAAAAGAAAATGTTGATCCGGTGATCAGTAAAAAGGATCAACAAAAAGCAATAAAAGAATTAAAAAAATAATTTATGTTACTCATAAAAGCGTTAAACAAGGAATCAAAATTGATTGAGGAATTCAAACCGGATCAATGGTTTAATGCAATGCAATCCGAAAATTATCAATATGTTGGTACAATATATAAATCGGATGATGTTGTATTGCAATCAAAAACGACACAATCATTACCATCAACAACGGTAAAACGTGGTTGTGGATGTGGTAAAAAGAAATAAAACATGACATTTATAACCGTTAAAATAAGTGGTGTTGTAAGGAACAATGAATTGTTTGATGATTCGGATTCATTCGACAAATGGTTGTATTGTACAATAAATACCAAAAAAATTGAATATATTTATGATTGCCAGGATGGAACATCAAACATGCAAATGGATTCCGGTGATATTTTAAATATATTATTACCGTTCAATATACTTTCAAATTTAATACACAATAATAATTAAAATCAAAATTATGGAATTTTTAAAAACAGTCGTTGAAAAATTAGGAATCGACAATGAAATGTTGTCAAAAATTGAAGCCGGTGAATTACAAGTTGATGATGTTGTCACGAGTTATGTAAGCCAGGTTGAAAAAAGCGTTTCGGATCGTATTGCAAAACAGATCGAGGAACAAAAGAAAACGGAATTGTTTGGTGCGGCATATGCTAAAACAGAAAAACAATTGGCTGATGAATTTGGTGTTGATCTTTCAAAATATGAATCCATTGATAAACGTGATAGATACAAATCCATTATCAAAGATTTGAAACAATCACAAATCGAAATGGTGGAAAATCTTAAAAAAGAATATTCATCGGTTGATGCACAAAGGTTACAACAAGTGACACAACAATTGGAATTGGCCAATGCGAAGTTGAATGAAAAGGATCATGAAATGCAAAAAAAACTAATTGAAAAGGATCAACAATTTAACGATTTTAAAAAAAATCTGCAAATTGATGGTATCCGGAATAAATTGGTTGAATCAATAAAAAATCCGAGATTGAATCCAAAGGAAATGAGAGCCGTTTTTGATGCTGAAGTACGTGAAAATGGATTTACTTTTGAAATGGATGCCGATGGCAATATTTGGGTAAATAAAGATAATAACAGAGTAAAACATCCACAAAAAGCAACCGAAAATTTAAAATATGAAACGTTATTCGAAATCGTTTCAACCGAAAATAATTTTACACGACAATCGAATGCATCAGAGCCACAAAAATTTGTTTTCAATGATGAAAAATCAAAAGATGGTGTTCATCCGGCACGATTAAAATATTTGCAAGAAAGGAATTTAATATAAAAATAAAAACCGGTTACAATTAGTTACCGGTTTTTTTTTCGCCAAAAAGTATATGAAAAAAATTGCAATACAAAGTTAGTTATAAGTAAACAATTTACGTAATCCTTTAATCTGTTTTTCAGTCATGGTGATCAATAAAGCATCCGGATATTGTTTTAAATATGTCTGATGTGAAATAATTTGCTCTTGTTTTGTTTCATAAACATAAACAATTCGTGATCTCATTCGATTGTTAACAACAACCAGGTCAATCATTGCCGTATCATTTGGAACCATATCCGGTTTGATTAGATGTGGATTTTCGGTTGACATAATTTGAACGGCATAATAAATTTTATCGGATTGTGTTTGGCCAAATAAAATTGTTGATGTGATCAGAGCAAAAAATAAAAATAGATTTTTCATGTTGTGTTGTTTTTAAAGTGGTTTAATAATATAATTTTTAACTACAAATTCAATGGTGTAAAATTCATAAATGGTTCCCCATATAACACGAAATGATTCCAAATGTGATTCATAACGTGCAATATTCCATTCCGAATATTTATCATTTTTGATGAAATAAAATTCATTGTCAATCAATAAATTGTTTTCATGCATCTGTTTTCCGGACAAAATTTCCATGTGTTGTGTTGATGTTTGATAAAAAAAAATTATGCGTTACTGTCGCATCCCAGGTATTTTTAAAATTGTTTTATTGAAATAATTTCTTTAAGCATAAAATCACTTCGTTTTAATTCACCATTTGTATCTATAAATTCACAAAAAACAATTGATCCGCAAAATTGAATGATATCAATCCATTTTCCATTAAGATTTTGATAATTTGATTTTGTTTGAATTAATGCTTTCATAATCGTGTATGTGTTTTGTTTGTATGTTAATGATGTATCAAAGATAATATTGTTTTTTAATTGTGCAAAATATAATGTAAATATTTTATAAAATATTTTTAACTATATGTGTATATCTTTGATAAATATTACCTATCTCACCAAAAATGGCGTTAATTACGCAGAAAAAATTTCGTTTAAGGATACGAAGTCAATCCTTTGAGTTAAAATATTTTTCTAAAAAATCATAATTTTTATATAATGAGTTCTATAAAATTAGCAGATGCATGGAAAATTATTGATCTAACATTGAACAATAATTCCGGCATGAGATCAATGCCATCTCCAAATATTGGTTTGTTACAATTATTAACATCAGCGGCAAATCGTGCGGCATCACGTGTTAAATTGGGTAATGTCCAAGCAATTGAACAAGGTGATGGTAAAGTTTACAAAGTTGCAAGAAGATTTTTTCCTCGTTTAGGCCAAACATCGGTTACCGAAGTTGAATATTGTCCAACGGCCGGTGATTCAATCAAACCGTTGTATGATGAAGTTGAAATCAAATTCAAAACGATTTCACGTAAAATGAAAATCGATGATGAATTGATGCGTTGTATCAAAGAATCGAGAACCGATTATCAAAATGCATACACAACAGAGGTATTAAGAAACCACATTAACAAATTAGGTCAAGAAGTATCATATGCCGTTGCAAATGGTTCATTCATTGGTAATTTTGTAAAATGTGACTGTGTAACACCACCGGTAACATGCAAAGATTTACCATTATTTTTATCAACCGGTTTGGGTATTAATCCGGTTGGTGAATCAATTTTGGATTCCGATCGTAAACAAGCCGAAATCGAGCAACAATTGGTTTTGGTTGGTGGAACATTATTAGATCAATATCGTAAAGCACGACAAATTGCATCCGGTAATGACAATGGATATGATGCATCATTGTTGGACATTACACGTTCAATCTATTATGATACACATATTCCAACGGCAATGGGTAACACCAACAAAGTGATTGCAATGGCACCAGGTGCGTTACAATTGGTTACATATGCCAAAAACCAGGGTCAATTCCAATATGAATTTGAGGATCAAATGCGTACAACCGTTGTGGATCCATGGTTAGGTTTGACACATGATGTTTACATGTCATATGTTAAATGTAATGAGGAAATCGAATTATACATCCAATTCGTTACAAATTGGGCGGTTGTTGGAATGCCAAAATGTTGGGCGGATGATGATTGTTTATTTGAAGGTGTAACCGATGTTTTCTGTTATACAGTTATCTGTGCTGATACCGGATATTGTGATATTGAACCGGCATGTGGTTTTGAATCAGAACCGGAATTAACCGATGCAGTATTATGCACAAGTGCTGATCTTTGTCCCGTAACATCTGTTGAATTGTTCACATTTGCTGATAATAACAACAATGATATTTTTGATTCCGGTGATGCGGCATTGGCAAATGTTAAGGTTAACGTTTACCAGGATTACGCACAAACAATTTTAGTTGATAGTCAAATATCAAATGTTAGTGGAAATGCAATTTTCTCTTTGGGTGCCGGTACATATTATGTTGATATCGACATGACATATGGTGCGGCCACAACGAGAGTTTTAAACATTACATTACCATGGGTATTGATCGTTGATGAAAGTGGATCAATTCTATATCCAGGATGGGTTGAAAATGGCAATTTACCATTAGGTGATTAATTTATAATAAAATGGTGGATGTGAAATATCATCCA